CAAATCCAAATAAGGAAGTAAATCCAAATATGGGAGTAAAGCCAAATGAATTGGTAGCACTCACTACGGTTGTTGTTGTTTTGATTACTTGGATTCTCATTTCTTTAATAGTAGGTTCAATTGATTCTGAAATTGGTGCAACTGTATCAGCGTATCTTGCTCCACGAATTTCTCCTTGTTGTTTCTTATTTTCAGAAATAATACCAGCAATAGTTTGAGTTAAATTAGCATTATATTCTCCTACTGATACTTTCACTAATCCCGTTAAAGTATAATCTATATTTAATACACTATAATCATTAGCATCAATATGTTGTGAAGGATAATCTAAGGATATTATTTGTCCGGGTTTTAGATATGGAATCTTTGTTCTTGGAATTTCAAATGTTATTTGATTATTTAAAAGTTTATATTTTTCTAATTCTCTATGAGCAGAATCATAGGCTGCTGAATCAGTTTTCAAAGATAGGTCTGTAATTTCTTTAGTAATAACTCTTCCATCTAATTCTTTAATATTACTTCTATCTCTTGCTAATCCTTTTACTCCATCACCATATACAATTACTTCATTAAAGAAATCATATGTTGATTTATTACGTTTAATATTACTAACTTGAGTATCAGTATCTTCTTCAGTTAATTTAACATTAGTATAATCATTTGTTAGTGTGCTATCTCTTAATGTAATTGTTTTACCTGAAACATCTACTCTTTTATTTTTAAACTTGGCTACGTTATTAATCGCTGAATATGCATCGCTTCCTGTAAATGTAGGTCCGATATAATATTTATCAGTACTTGTTGTATCACTAGTATATGTAATACCATTAGATTCTAATATATCATTGGTAATCTTATCTACTTCTTCTACAACATCAAAGGTTGAAGCAATATTACATCTATTGACATTTCTTAAAGTAGGTCTATTAAACGTTTGTAATGTGAAAGTTTCACCAATTGATAAAACTCCATGAGTGTCCATCATATCTCCTGAGAATTTAATTTTAGTAGTATCTGGAAAGGTATTCCATAATGCAATATCAGTATAAAGTGATACTGTATTAGGTATAAATTCCATATAAATATCTCTTTCATAATCATTATTACCATCAGTCACTAAACAATTATATGATTTACCACTGGTGAATGAATTATTATTACCATCAGCAGTAATAATTGTATTTTGATTTCTTGATACAACATAATCATCTCTTCCATCTACACTAATTGGTAAATACATAGATAATACTGCTTCATTCATTACGTTATTAATGTAAGATTTTGTTTCATTGGTTTCTCCAATACGTGATAAATTGGGAGATTCTTCCCAACATAGATTACTATTAAATTTCTTAGTATATTTTCTAGTTAATTTATATAATTCAATTTCATTAGGTGTAAAAGAATATGTTGTATTTTGTGATATTCTCATGACTCTATAAAATTCATATAATTTGGCTACTCCACCTGAATAATCTACATTATCAATTTCTAAATAATGTATCATTTTATCTCCTGTGTGATTAATAGTATGAGAAATAATTTGATGTATTGAGAATGGTCTTCTATTTTCAATTACATTTCTATTAGCATTTGTCATAGTATAATCACTAGAAACTCCTGTTGTAGTATTTTTATTCTTTTTATCATCTGTCCCTGCTTCTGATACTAAATAATATCCTGTTAAATCATTAACAAAATTTATCCATTCATTACCATGTGGGAATATCCAATCATATCCACTAGAGTTTGCTTTACCATTATAAGCAGGAATTAATGTTGGGTAAGTACCTGATGTAGAAGTATCAGCATAATCAAAATCTTCTATTTCAATTATGGCTCTATTATCGTTTGTAGTAATATTACTATTTCTATTAGCAGTACCGCCCGTAATATCAGTATCAGATACTAAGGCATCTAATTCTCTAATAGTAATATTTTTAGCATCCATACGTAATGTAGGTTTGAAGTATATTTCACACCCTGAAGCAATATCTCTGGATGAGGCTGAGGAATTATCTATATTATAACTTAAAGCACTAAAATATCCTCCATTATCAGCATCAACACTATAAGAATGTACTACTTCAGAAGTACTAGACTTACTTGCATTATAAGCATTTAATCCATTAGTAAATGAAGCACCATAGTTACTTCCTGTATCATCCCAATGTGTACTATATTCAATAATAGGATAAGCCATTGTTCCATCTGTCCCTACCCATGAAAGGTGTAAATTAGGTATTGTCATTCCTTCTTTAACTAATAAATTATCTGTACTGCTTTCACTGGTAGGTAAAAATCCTCTTCTCATAATTCCTATCATACCATCATAAAGATAACTTTTACCATCAATAATATTATACCCTGAAGCCAATCCTACTGATGCGTCATTCCAATATCCTAATTTATCAATTACTCTTGATACTTGAAAAATTTTACTTAAATTAGTAGTATTTTCATTAAAAGTATTAACAAAAGGAACATCATGTCCTGACCTTGCATTACCACCTAAATGTATTGGTATAACTAATTGATTACTATGTAATTTTTCATAAGTGGCACTACCGCCCCATGCAAGGTCAGTATCTCTATTCCCTGTTAATATAGTATAATTAAAATAATGTTCATTAGGATTAAGAATATTATTAATAGTTTCTTGAGCATTATTTCCATATCTATTATGTGTATTAAAAGCATTAACTTTACCTACTCCTGAAGAAGCCACCCATAATGGTCCAGTATAATCTTTTACTAATGTACTTGATGTACCTATTACTGTTGCGCTAGAAATAGTTGATTCTGTATTAAAATCAGAGTCATCAATTTGCCAATAAAATCTATGTTGAGATTCTATATTTCCTGATGTTAAAGTTATTCTAATATCAGTATTGCCTAAATATCCACTTGCAGATGCAGCAGAAACATCAATTTCTACATAATCACCTACTTCATAATTTAAACCGTCTTGTATTGAACCATTTGCATAAACTCTTGGAGTTGCACTTGTCAAATTTAATGAGCCATCAATTACAAGAGTTAATTCTAGTTGTCCTCTACCGTGAGCATCTGTTGAAATATCCCCATGATTAATATTATATGTTCCTGCTGCTAAAGCACCTCCTGATGGAGCAGTAGTAAGAGTGCTAGTACCTATTAAATTTCCTGTTATTATTCCATTATGAGTTACATATGGTTCAGCACCTGCATTCCATGTAGGGTGTGAAACATCAGAGACATACCACGGGTCAACTTGTTCTGCCATAAATAATGGTTCAGGTTTATAGTCACCAAATCCATTTTGGGTAGAACCTGAATTAAAAGTATTAGGAGTATAAAACCATTTATTATCAAATCTACCAGTTACTATTGAACCTCCTAATGCTGTTGGTGCAACATTCATTTTGAAATATGCTGTTTGATGACCGGAAGTACCATATACACTTTCTTCCATAGCACCCCATCCTGTAACTTGTGGTACTGTTCCAGCAGAATGTAGTCCTGCTTCTATTAAATCAGCAAGGGCTGTTACTCTAACATAGTTTTGGTCTACACTTTTTATTTCAGTAGGTAAATTTTCAATATCTACTTCATTAAAATGCCAATCATATGTCGCTTCAATTAATCTAATTAAACCAATTCTTTTGATTTCACTTGTATTTTTATTACTTGAATGGATAGGTAATATATTATAACTACTATCTGTCTCTCCTATATTAGCCATCGCTCCTGCATATGATTCATGAGAAACATCACTAACTTCTTTTGTTCCTTTACCCTTGAATACTATTCCATAATTAGATAATGTTCTATCTATCTTTCCTAAACTATTTGTTCTTAAGAAACTATCAGGATATAAATCACCTGTTGAGAATAGATGGAAATTTTCCACTGTTCTATCATAGGATTCAAATATTGTTTTAGCAGAATAATACGCTTCTTCATGGTGAGTTCCACCTAAAGTTTGATATGATTGTACTGCATTTCTTCTTGATATATTAGGGTATCTTGATGCGACTCTATTTAAAGGAGCAAAAGGTGGAGTATCTGAACCTGACTGATAACCTATTGTTGTATGATTTGTTGACATCTTTGTAATATCCCAAAACCTACTACCCTGTATTGGTTCTAATCCTAATCTACTTTCAGGTGATGGTAATTTATGCCAATAATCTGTAAAAGTATTTTGTTGGTTATAGGGAATTACTGTTCCTTTATAATCTATTCTTGTACCAACGGCGAAACCAGAAATATTACTTTTAAAACCATACATCAAATTTCTTTGATAGGATGTTTTAGCAAATTCCCAAACCTTATCAGCATATTCTTTATTCCAAACTAACGAACCTAATCCCTCTTGTAAATCAGTATATCTCCAAATGAAGGGTCCATAGTGATTTTCATATCTATAATCAATAGCGTCAG